TTAAAGGATTATGTATTCAAATTTTTCATAGCTTTGGAATTCATAATCTTCAGACGTTATATTACACTTCATACCGATACCGTAAATGCAAAAGTGCAGCAAGATTTCTTTGCCGCACTTTCTTTTTATGCGCATTTCATGGTAATCTTTGCATATTACCACCCTGCTGTTTTCTAATACCACATTTATATCACCTTCCATGTGCTCTACCCTGTATAGCTCTTTTTCAATTTCAAGATTGCCATACGTGGCTTTCAAATAATTAATAAATTCCTCTCTCAACATTTAAGATTCCTCACTTTCATAGTTTTTCGGCACTATAATTATTTACATCAAATTATTATTTTTGTAAATATATCTGATATAAAACATTGAGGAATCTTTATGTTTTTATTGCTCAATAAAGTTAACTGAAAGCCCCTGCCAGAGCCAACGACCCGTACGTTTATCTTTCTGTAAAAGTGGAGCACTCCTGTCCCCTGCATACATTGTTTTGGTTAAACTTCCGCCATGCAAAGGATCTTCCGCAAACGTCACTTGAAAAAATTCATCTTGAATGGCAATCAGTATATCATGCAGATCGTTTGTTTCCATTGCGCACCAATTAATCGTCAGCTTCCGTTTCACGGCGACACGGTCACGAAACATCTTTCCGTTTGCGTTTCTGCCGCTTCCCTCGGAATCATCAAGGTCTTGCACGCTCCACGTAAGCTTACTTGGATCAGGCAGTGCAATACCGTTTACTTTTATAAGTCCTGAACGCGGTAATTTCATAGTCAAACCCCCCAAAAAAAGAGTGCCGCAGATTTGATCTACGGCACTTCGGCACTGGTATCGATGTAATTTTTATTCGTAGATAACTTTATATTCGTCATGATAAACTCTGTTTTCATTTTCGTCATGATGAAAAACATTGCCATTATCATCATAATTCAGTTCATAATAGCTGCTCGGAACATCCGAAGCATCAGGATCTTTCACGAAAACTCCTGTCTCATAATATTCGCCATCACTGTCTTCTCTCTTACCATAAGGAGGAATCCTCTGTTTTCCCTTTTCGGAAACAAGATAATAATATTTGCTTTCTGCTTCCGGTTCCTGATCAGGAACAATATTATAAGAATTACCATAATTATTTGCTCCATTACTGTTTGATGATGTGTCGCGATTGTCCAATACATAAGTATCATTTGCAAAAGTTTCTGTAACATTTCCGTCTGTTGTATTTTCCGTTGTCAAAACAGTATCATTGTCCACTGTACTGCTTGTTGTGCTGTTTGCTGTGCTTCCTGAGGTGGTTGTTTCTCCTTTAGTGGTTGTTACGATGCGCCTTGTGGAAAAAGGCTCTGTTGTAACGGTTTCAACTGGTGTATTGTTATTGTAAAGAGCAAACCCAGCACCCACACCCCCGGCTGCAAGTGCCACAACAATACATATAATTATGATTTTGTTTTTCATTTTTACCACTCCCATCAATGTATTGTAACACAATAGGAGGCTGGTTTCAATATTTTATACAAATGTTAATTATTTGACTTTTCAAGCGCATCTAAACGAGATTTTAAATCATCGATTTCTATTTTCTGATCTTGAATCAGTTTCAGCATCGCCGGTATCATGATTCTTTCGTGCCAGCTTTCGGGCTGTCCCTCATCATTATAGATTGCAGCGTTTGGATAAATCTCTGCAACATCTTCCGCCGTAATACCGATCTGTGTGCCGGGGACAAGTTCGCTGTCCTTGTATTCTTCTTTATAGTTGTATTGCTTTACAGGAAGCTGATAAAGCTTTTTCGGCTGTAAATCATCATCAAGGCTTTCCGAAATATTTTCCTTATAGCGTTCAGATGACGATGTGGTAGTTACCATTCCGCTGCTGTTAACTGCTAAAGGAACCGTACCACTTGAAGCGTGAAAGTTTAAATAGAAAGGAGCATAACACTGAATTGCATTTGCAGCGCAGAGTTTTATATATGTGGCAAACAAAAATATGGGACTGCCGGTGTCATTTGCGTCTATAGTTAAAGTGGTAGAACTCCTAAAAAGGTTTGTACTAAAACTACTGCCGTCGCTCGTGACTGTCGATTTACCAAATCTAAAGATTTCCGAACCGTTAAGCTGAATAATCGTCCGACTTTTTGAATTCAAGGTTACACTATAGCCTTCAAACTTTGAATCATAATTGCTACTATAATAGCCATGACCGATAACCAAGTCACCATCACGATAAGGATTAAGAATTTCCGTCCCATTATCGTCCGCAATAACAGAATCGGTGTTGCATAAACGTAAAGCCCCGTAACACTGAATGACATTTGCAGGGCATAATTTTATATAAGATGCAAACAGAAATAATGGGCTACCCTTACTATTTGCATTTATGGACATTGTAGAACTGCTGTGTAAATTATTGGAATTATAACTGGTTCCATCAACTGTTGTAGTACCCTTTCCAATCCAAAACACCTCAGAATCATTAATCCGTATGCTGGTACCCTCTTTTGAATTCAAGGCTATTTTATTTCCGAGCGACACAATTTCGGAATCATTTGATTCGAGAAATATCTTCTCATAGCAATACATGTCCCCCCCAGATGTTACATACCACTTTCCATAATATTTACCATCTTGAAGCTTTTGCACAGAAAATGCCCAAGACTTCCCGTCATGTATAGCTGACTGAACATATGTACGGTAATCCCCGTTATCTGCATACAGGGAAGTATCGTCAATATGGAATCCACCGATAGTGCCGGAATAGGATAATATGTCTCCTGCGTAAAACTGTCCGTTTTTATTAAGGGCAGTCTCATACGTGGCTCCGCCGTCCGGCGTGTATCCCAATCCGCCGTTACACCACACCCACATTGAGGTATCAGTGCTGCCGTCGGCCGCCACAACTTTTCCGTTATCCGAATCCCACTTCAGATCTATATCAGCATCAGGGATCGCGATTGCACGCAATTTGTTTTGCGTATCATACACAAACTTAACATAACCGCCTGTAACGCCTGACAGCATACCAACTATCGCTTGATATTGCTGTGTGAAATCGTTGAATTTTTGAGTAAGGGATTGTGAATTTGGCGTAGATACAAAGGATTGCTCCGTTTCTGTATCCAAGTTACAAGAAAGCGTGGCGGAAAAGCCCCCGGAAAAACTAAAATCCTGTGTGCAAATAAGCAAAGGATAAGCGGTTCCGTCCTTTCCCTCAACCAAAACAATATCGCCGCTGTCAAAAAACGGATTACCCCTAAATTTCACAGTTCCGGGGACAAATTTCAAATCCGCGTTGGCATTGAGAATGTTTTGCGCCGCCGACGTGTTCAATATATACGGATTCGTAAAATTAAATCCATATGACCCGTTGCCAACGGTTAAAACGTTCTCATTAGTACCTGTGGTGAGATAGCCAACGGCGAGCGGCACAGACTTGTCCTTTTCAAAGCTACCCATATATTGGGTATCAAGATCGATATTAAATCCTGTATTTTGGTAAAATGTAACATTCAGTTTATCATCACGGCTTATAACGGCGTTCCCGCCGAGTATTCCCGCCATATATCCAAGCATCGTTCTTGGTGAAATATCGACAGTTCCGGGATTGTCAAAGCTTAACGATGTGTTTTTAAAGGTTCTTCCACGGTATGAAAAAATGACTTTAAAGGTGTTATCTTTTGCCTCTTCGCTTTGACACGTTATGCTGAATCCTAAATATAGTGTTTTATCCGTAACGGGCGCCGTTATTTCACAAAGTTCGTATTGCTCACCTGTGCTTAAATCAACATGAGAACCGATTGATAAACCGTCAAGCTCTTGATATTCATAAAGTGTATCGCCCTTGCTGTCACTGAAAAAACACAACTTCAAAAGCGGAGTATATAACGTGTTGGTATACATTCGCCATTCAATGCTTCCGTATACACCGGGCGGAATCATGATTAAATGGGATTTGTCCACACCGTAATCCGTACCCGGTGAGCCTATAGAACCATCAGAGTTGTAAGAAACGTTATTAGCGGTACAATCTGTTTCAATCGATTTCGGCTGCGGGTTTGCAGAAACAACGCTGTCTATACCCGCTTGGTCTGCTATATCATTTATAATATCTATAGCCTTAACGCTCGATGCAGTTAAACCACACGTATATGTATTGCCCAAGTTACTGACCTTAAGCATGGCATCATACGCGGTTATCGTCACGCTTTTATTGTTGTTGGAGTATTTTATATTCTGCGTATAAAATACTCCCAAATCCGTATATTCTGCCGTTCCGCCGACATCAATTCCCAATTCAAGCTTGATCTTTGAATTTTCCAAGCCGACAAAATTATCGGGCAGATACATATTAAGCTCCAGCTGCTTGCTGCAGGCGTTGCCAAGAGACAGCGTTTGCGAACCCAATACACTGTCTGTTATATTGGCGGATATGATTTGCTCGCCGTCAACTACATACGATGAGTTATCGTTAAAAGTTGCCCGTATATATAGCTGACGACTGTCTTTTGAATATTCATGAATTAACTGGTTGTTTGTATAATACATACTAACCTCCGATTATAAGCGGACTGCTGCCGGTCTGCCGCACTACGTCATTATGCCTGCGCACAACTGATTCCAAAACCTGCTTGCCGTCAAGATAAGTTCTTACAACAATATCTCCGCCTTCACTACCTCGTGTTTGGCTCATGGCAGCAACGACGGCGTTATATACGCCCGCTTGAATGCCTTGAACGATTTGGTCATTATTCGCTACCGCTGTGCGGTTGCCGTAACGCCCTACCAATTCAGGGGCGCCGTTTTCACGTGCAGAGAAAATTTCTCCGCTCGCGGGAAATCCGCCCTGGTCGTAAAAACTCAGCTTGGGCAGATTTATCGTTGTGCCTGCAAATGAAGTGGGTTGCCAATCGATCTTGATTTTAAAAATATCGAGATTGGTAAAGAAATTTTTGATTTTAGCCTTGAAGTCATCAAATTTTTGCCTTACCTTGCTCCAGATGTCTCCGATGCCGTCAGAAAGCTTTGAAATGACATCACCACCGAAATTTTTAAATTCGGTGCCTCTATTGGCGAACCAATTTGATGCGTTTGTTTTGAAATTATTAAATTTTTCCTGTGTCTTGTTCCATATGTTTCCGATACCGTCACGGGTCTTAGTAATCAAATTTGTACCGAAATTTTTGAAATCAGTGCCTCTTTGGGTAAACCAATTTGTAGTGTTCGTCTTGAAGTTATTAAACTTCTCCTGCGTTTTCGACCACATATCGCCGATACCGTCTTTAAACTTGGTTGTCAGCTCACTGCCCCATTCGCGGAAATCCGTAACAGTCTGGTTCCACCATTCACTTATATCTGTTCCAACATCTCCAAGCCCGTCGGAAAAACCGGCAGCAAACGGTGTGATAATGTTATCCATTACCCATTTTTTGATTTTTCCCCAATCAACATCGCCGGTAAATAATTTACCGACAAGTTCTGCAAAATCAAACCACATCTCCACTTGGCGGATCAGGTTCTGTATGATCAGATTGATTGCTGCTCCAATCAACGCGCCTAAAGCGGTCGAAAGTGAAGCTGTGACATCGTCCCAGTTAATGTTTCTAAATAGGCTATCAACGGCCTCTGTCAGTCCCATAATGAGATCCGGCGCACCTACGATGATACCTGTAAGCAGGTCTACCGCGCCGACGAACACATCGCTCAACAATGTGCCAAGGTCTGCCCCAATGGTATCCCATTCAATACCGTTTAGGGCTTCCATAAGGCTGTCGCCGACATCGCGCCAATCAACCGTTTCTATTCCCTCATTCAGAAACGTCAATATTCCGTGAATGCCGTCTGAAAAGGTTTTACCAATGCTATCCCACTGTACCGATTCGAAAATGCCTCTGATTGAAGAACCCAGCGCACCTCCGGCTGCGCCGAAATCAAATGTTGTGAGTGCCGTGTCAAGGGTGGTAAAAATGGTATTGACGGCGTTGCCTATCCCCATGCCTAAGCCCTCCCAATCCGTACGGGTCAGGAATGAATTAAGCGTAGTTGTAATTGACGTTACCGCACTGCTCAGTTTTTGCTGAGTAGAATTCCAATCAACAGCATTAACCTTTTTAATTATGCTGTTCAATTTACTTGTGGCGAGGTTCCCAATACCTTCAAAATCGGAATTTTCCCACATTGCTCTGAGCTTGTCCGCAAGCGGGGATACAGCGGGAACATCGGTAAAGTCCCCTGTTGGGGTTTCGTAGTTTGATGATGCGCTATCGCTGGAAGTATCGTTGCTGGATTGCCCGATTAAATTTAATTCGTCAAATCCCGCAAGGCTTTTCTTAAGATTTTCTACATTTTTTGTTGCGTCTGCTGCGGATGACGATGTTTTATCAAGCCCTGCGGCATAATCAACCTGCGTCTTTACCGCCTGTGTGAATGTGTTTTGCCCAGTAAGCCTTGCAAAAAACATTCCAACCTTTTCAGATAGTTCTGCAAATTTGTCTGCAAGGTTTTCTACCAGCGGTGCGATTGCATTCAATACGGGCGCGACTGCTGTTGTGAGTGCGTTGCGCATATACAGCATACTTGTTGCAAGGCTCGACATCGTCTTATTAAAACGTTCTGAGCCTTTTGCCATATTCTGTATACCCTCTGTTACGCTGTTCATAACAGAGGACAGCGCCATAAACATGCCACCGTATACTAAGGTGCCTCGGAAAGCTTCTTTAAGAAAAGAACCCATCGAACGTCCGCTTTTACCGGTGCTGTTCAATTTACGGCGGAACTTATCGAGTACACTTATTATTTTCTTAATGGTTGACGGGAGCTTACTGAATGCACCTGATAAATCCGTTTTAAGCTTTCTTGCGTTTACAGACGCTCGTTTCAGCGAATTTGAAAGCTTGTTTGTATTTGATGCTGCACGTGCCGTGCTGTTAGCGGTATTTGTGCCGACATTCGGTATACTTGCTCCCTTTGTGACTGCATTTTTGCTTGCTACGGCAGCGGTGTTGCTTGCCGTCTGCATTGCTTGTTTCACTGCGGCTGATTGCGAAGCGAGCCTGCCTAACGAATTAACTACCGCTTGAACGTTCTGCGGAAGATTTGCAAAACGTTTAATAGATAGATAGATTGAATACAAGTCATCGTTGATCTTTGAAGCATCCAGATTGTTCAGTTTGTTAAGTGAATTGATCGTTGAACTGATCGTCTTCGGTACATCGCTAAACCTCTTTACCGTTTCAATCGTTTTAGACACGCTGTTGGTTGCTTTATCGGTATCGGTTGTTGAAAGTGACCGTAAAGCAGAGGAAAGCTTGTCTATTCCGCTTGTGGCGTTTTTCGGGATATTTATCTCTTTCAGGTTTTTTGCAACGCTGTCAAGTTTATCAAGACCCGATAATGCACTTTTCAGCGAATTCAGGCTTTTTGCCAGCTTATCCACGCCGTCAGTCGCATTTTCGGCATTGGTATCTACATCTATGTAAAGCTCATCTATCGGCTTTTTCGGCACGTTTCTCACCTCCAAACTTGCGGTTTATCATTTTGTGGAGCCCTGCCATCCATTCAAGGGCTTTCTTGCGTTCGCTCTGTGTTGCTTCCTCTTTGCTCGTTTCAGTGAAGTCAAAGGGCTCTTCAGGATAATTAACACCGCATCTTTCTGCTTCCTTGCCGTTGATTGCATAGCTTACGCCTGCAAATACGGCACGGAAGTTATACATGCCCTGAAGCCAGCAAAGGTAATTTTTATCCTCAAACTCTCTTTTACGCTTCAAGTTAAATGCTTTAAGGGAATATCGAGCCAGCTCCGGGGCGCCGTCCCAATATTCCCTGTGTGTCATTCCTATGGATAGATAAAACGGCTCTTCCTGAATAAAAAAGTCTGTTACGCTTTTGATTTGAGTGGGCGGTTCGCCGCTTAGGTCACCGTCCACTCTATTGCGTTTTTTGCGTCGGGCTCGCTCATCAAAGTGTCAATAGCGTTTGAATACTCTTTCATAAGAGCCTGAATAAGCCCGTCCTTGTTTTTAAAATTAGAAACAATATCAAGCGCCGTATCATCGTCTATATCCGGGTGCATCGCCTTAAAAGCATAAGTCTCCAGCACAATAACAGAGGTAACCGGCATATCTTCGATCTTTTTCTTATCAAATTTGAACCCTGCCTTTTCGGCATCGCTTGCTGTCTGGCGGGTAAAGGTGAGCTTATATTCCTCATCGCCGTATTTAAACTTAATCATTGCTTTTACTCCTTATTCCGAATTACGCTGCGTCAAGTTCAATAATGCTATCCCATAGCGCACCGCCCTGCGGTACAACAAATACAGAGGTGCTTGCACCCGTATTTGCCTCCATAGCCGGAAGTCCAAGTTCTACCGGCATACAAGACAGGAAAAACGCCTTATCAAGATCCGGGTGTATGATTTCGAGCCACATCACACAATCGTTCTCTGCCGCCGTATCTGCTTCTGAACAAATTGTGTTCCACGTTGTGATAAGCTCGTTTGTAAGGTTTGCGTTGAATTCAAGCGTGTCGCCGAAATCCTTTAAAAGTTCAACCTTTCGTGTGGATTCTGTATCATCAAAGGTCGTCATATCCTCTGTATTCGGTGCTACGTTAAAATCCGGCGTTGATTTAAGGTCGTGTATGGATGTATAACCCTCAGTAGGTCTTGTGCCTGCCGTGGATTCGAAAGCGTAACCAATCTTTACGCCGATAGTTGAAAGGGCAACTCCCATTGTTTATTTCCTCCTTAAGCTACATTTTCGCGGATAAACCGCGCTGTGCGCCGTGTTATGGAGTTGTCCAGCATATTTGTGATTTGCTCCTCATATGTACGCAAGTAAAACAGTTCGCTGAACGCATCACATATCACGGTCATAATTTCTATCGCCTGTTCGTCTTTTGTTTCAGTGTCATTCGTATAAACATTTACCGTATATTCGATAACCGCCATGTTTTCGATTTTTTCAAAGGTTGTGAATTGACGGTTTACATAGTTGCTGCAGGTCACAGACACTGCGGGAAATGACGGCACATTGTCCGACAATTCACTGTCCGATATGTAAATATCGCTCCCGTATTTGGCTCTTAAAGCTTTTTTTACGGATTCAAATGCGTTATCCCTTATCATTTTTAAAAACCTCCAGAGCAGTGCTGTATACCGTTTCCTTTAACTGCATTGCCGTTTCGTGCATAAATGGTCTTGCAGGCATACCAGAAGTGAAAGCCACCCAATCGCCGTTTTCGGTTTGTGTGAGCGTTGTGTTCGGATCATCAGGCGTTGTTGGATACCACCATCCGAATTTTCCGTTATACCAAGTGAAATCACCTGTCATATATGCCCAACCCATTTCGGCGGATTTAGGGTGCTGGCTGTTGCTACCTTGTACACCCGTACCAAGCTCCACATATGGGGCTTTGAAATTATCGGCAATCACAATCCAATGGCCGCTACTTTTCTTCTGAGGATGAATGCTTGCTGCGATGTCATTCAGATTTCCATACGTGGCAACCTCTCTCACTTTTGCTGAAGCCAGCTTCGCGCCGTCTTCCGCGAGCTTGCGTGACAGCTCGTCCGCGTTTGCTTGAAGCCGTTTTTTATATTGCTTGACTTCACGTATTGCTTTCTCTACGGAATCGGCAGTAAGCCTTACGCTTAATCTCATGACGTTGTCACCTGCTTTAAGGCATACCTTATGCAATTAAGTGATGGCGCAACCTTGCTCACAATATAGTTGTAAGGCTTGTCCTTATCGGTACCGATCCAAATGCGCGTGTGCTCGTTAATCGGACATTTCATGTCGTGGGTAGTCATTTCCCTGTCATAATCCACATTTCGGCCAAACGCTTCCATGGAAGCTTCACCCTTGTTGGTGGACAGGGAAAATCTTCCTGCAACAGGCTCCTCATATGTAAGCACTTTGTTGCCATTTTTATCGGTGCCTCCGTCTGGAACGGCGAGCGAGTACCATATTTCAGATTGATTGCGTTTCAGATCTCTCACACGCATCTCCTCCGAAAACTTTTGCAACGGGAATGATTTGAGAAAGCAGCTCCGGGCTGACATAAGCACTTGAATATGTGCGTGACACCCCGTTTTCGCTGTGAGCCGTCTCACCCTCCGCTCCTTTTTTGTTGTAGAGCTCCGTTGCAATATCGCATAACAGTGTGTTGTATTTATACGGCACTGTTTTATCCGAAAGATCATCCTCAAAAGGATAAAGACGGGTGAGGATGATACTTGTTGCCGTTTCCAATATTTCTTTCAAAACAAGGTCGTTTTCCTCTTCCGGGATTCTGACCTTAAGTCTTTCAATCGCTGTCACGCCTCACACCGCCTCTCTCTTGATTAACCCTGACCGTCGGCTTCCCCGCCGCTTGCTGCGTTTCTGACGAGAACACCGTTTTCGGGCTTCGTGAATGTGGTAGCAAGCCCGGTGATCTTTGCATGATAGTATTCGGGACCGTAATCAAGTCCTGCCTGACCATAAACCTGATATTTGTCGCCTGCGCCTGCCTGCGGCAGCTTCTCAATGAAGAAATTGCCTTTTTCAGGAACGGGCTGATATACCGGGGCACACACGGTAGGATTGAACAGCAGCGCAGTTCCATCGGGTATGTACTTGCCGGATGCAATCCTTATGTCGCCGTAATAAGTTCTGATTCGAGTAATAGCGATACCGTTGATGTTTTCTCCTGCCGTTATGATCTTACAGTTGTTCTCCTGTGCGTCCTTTTGCACCTGAAGAATCTGATTTCCGCTTAAAAGTGCAACAAGGTTGTAGCTGTCACCGTTGCTGTCAGCTACTGATTTTGCCGCTTCCAAAAGCAGCCAATAGCCGAGTTCGGCGCCATCCGCTTCCAACACATTAGTCGTTATCGCAGGAATGATGCCCCTTGTTTTTGCGGCAACAGTTTCGCTTGTTGCTTCGGCATAAGTACCGTTGATAAAGGTGTATTCCAGATCCTGCATGATCTCCTGCATTTTGACTGTAGCCTGAAATGCCACCTCATCTATCGGATTTGCAGTCTGATTCGCTACATTGATACCAGAAAGCGTACCCATATCGCTCTGCTTCAGGTAGGACACACCAAAAGATTTTTGGAAAATCTGCGTGGTGTTGTATTCCTGCTCTCTTTCGGTGCCTGTTGCGTCCGGCGCAGTTAGCGATGCCTTTTCACTGATTGCGGGTTGTGTTCCGTTTGCAGTCGTGTAAAACTGCCCTACCGGGAATTTCATATGGTTGGTTGAATAGGCTTTTCCGCCTATAAGAGAGGAAAACGGTGTTTTCGTATTTCCTTTGTTAAACAGCATTCCGCTGAAATTGGGGTATGAACCTGTAGTTACCCACTGATCTGCCATGATTTATTCCTCCTGTTCGCCTTTACATTGGTCTAAGATTTGAGAAACATAGCCCAACGGATTGGACACCGCCATATCGGGGGACGGGATATTTTGATCTCCCCCATTGTTGATGGGCGGTGGTGAAGTACTTTTCTGCTTTAGATCCTTTATGGAATCCTGCATCTGCTGCTCGTGCTGTTTCATATTTTTAAACAGCGCCTCCGTATTGCCGTCATATTGGGCTGTTGCGGTTGACTTCGCAAGGTCAGCATCATAGCCAAGCTTTAGGTACTCATTCGTAAGCTCACTGATTGCAACGCTCTTTTCATAGCGGGCAAGTTTTTCCTCCGTTTGTCTTTGCTTCTCTTCTGCTTCCTCTTGTTTGCGCGTGGCATCATCAAGCTGGTCTCTGTACTTCTTTTTCCACGCAGCCGCGTCTGCCGTTGCTTTGTCAAGAGCTTCCTTGGATATGCCCGTTGTAGGCAGTTGCACGTTTTTCAGAGCCTGCTCGATATCCGCAACGGTCATATCGTCTTTGTAATTTTCCTTTAATAGTTCTTGAAGTGTCATAAAGGTGTTTTCCTTTCTGCGTTTTAAAGACTTCTCTGTCATATTTGCGTTTAAAGACTTCTCTGTCTGGTGCGTTTTAAAGACTTCTCTGTCAACAAAAAAAAGTGCCTAAAATAGCCGATGATCTGTCGGTTACTTTAGGCACTTAGGCACTGAGTTATTTAATTTATACTCAGGGGCGGAAAATACCGCCCCTTAACGCACTGGGACACATTGTTAAGAGGTGCGGCGCTCTAATCATTTGATGTATGTATCGCCGTCATAGTAGGCTGCTACCCAGCCGGAGGGGATCTGAAGCCATATATCACCGCTTACGGTTTTAACTGCCTTAGCGGTGACTTTGGTGCCCTTTTTCAGCACTGCGCCGCCGCTTTTTGCAGTGGCGTTTTTCTTTCCGTCTGCCGTAAGCTGAGAAACGGATTTCTGTGCATAGTTCGTGCCGGCGCCGGTTCTGACCTTAACGTTGGTCTGGAGAGTGTAGGTGTTGCCAACCTTGTACGTGGGTGCGCCGGTAACTTTGCTCTGGTCTTTCGGGCGGAGAACGCCGTAAACGTTATCGTACCCGTGCTTTACCTTGTGCATCGCCTTGCCGTTCCAGTTCTGATCGTAGGAATAGAATTCGGACGTGTTGCCCTCGCCGGTGCAGATTGCCACGTGGCCGCAACCGCCGCCGACGTCACCATCCCACACCATGATATCACCTTTTTGCGGAACGAATGACGGTGTGTTTTTTATCTTGGTAAAATTCTTTGTCAGCTCGGAATGCCTGCTGAAGTTCAGCCAGTAATATTTAGCGTTGCCCCAGCTGCCGGGCTTGATGCCGAACACCTTGTTAAGATACAGCTTGATAAGGTCTACGCACTGCGCGCCGTATGCACCGTCATAATCAGTTGCCTTGCCATTGTATGCATTAATAAATTCTTGATAGTTCATATATTTTACCTCTTGATTAATATTTATAACATTCAACGACTTCAAGGCCATATTCAATGGCACAAGAATGTTCAATAATGCAGCCTCTTGCACTTTCCCAATCTTTGGAAAAATAAACCGCATCGGCTTCAGAAAGCTTTTTTATTGATTCTCCGAGAAACCACAAAGGACTTGCATCATGTGGAGCTCCTTTAAAGAAACTGTCAATGATTTCGATATTTTCTCCATAGCGCTCTTTTGCATAAGTTATAATTTGTTCGCGTTCTTTGAGAATTTCTTCATCAGTTTTACCGTTCATCGGCTGCGAAATAAATATCTTCATAAATTAGACCTCCGCTTTTTCTGTTGCTGACGTTTTTTCAGCAGCTTTCAATTCCGGCAGGCTGATTACAGAAGTAAGCAGTGAAAGCACGCCTGAAAGCACCGCTGCGGAAGCCACCATTTTCCAGTTTACCTGACCGAGTGTCATTGCAGTTGTGCCTATACCTGCAACAGCAGATTGTGCCATTGTCCTTACAGCTCTAAGACCTGCTGCCTTGAACCAAGGTAGAAATTTGTTTTTAAACCAATCTTTCATAAATTATCACTCCTTATTGTTTTTATTTTCAAGAGCATAAATTCTGCCCTCGTGATTGATAAGTGTGTTTTCGTGTTTGTTTATTTCCGCAAACAGTTTGCCGTGCTTATCCGCTGCTTTCTCTTTAAACTCTTTAAAGTCTTTTTCATTTTCATCGATTCTTGAAATCAGGAAATTTATCTGACCGCTGAGCTTAGTGGTTGCTTTTGCATTGGCGATCATCGGCGCCGTTACTGTTACAAGCAGAGCCGCGAGAACTCCCAACACCTCAACTACCGTCCATTCCATTTAATCACACTCCATTTTTCTCGCCGCCTGCCTGCTGCTCCGGCAGTTGTTTAATCTGCCAGTTGCATATTATTTGCGTGTCTGTTTCCGAATATTCCGGCACAAGATATTCTGTTTCCGGGTTATAGTTCGGGGCAGGACTTTCAATATAGTCCTTGTACCCGGCATAGTCCTTTAAAAGCTGCTCCGGCGGATTTGTAAAAGTAATCTTTTCCGCCGGTGAAACAAGTGTGCCGTTATTTAACTTTGCTATCATTTTTATTCCTCCTTAAATCTGAGCGGGCTGCTTAATCAAGAACTCCACTTCAAGTCCGTCTGCCGGTTCTGCTACGGTGTTATTTGTTAGACCGTACATGAATGCTGCGTAGTTTACGCCGTCCGCTATTGTGAACGTTGCGGTGCCTGTCTGCCAGCCGTCAAGCGAGCTTTGATAAACATACGAATTTCCGCTTTTCGAATAAAGGCTGACCGTCATTTGATAGCCGGATGGAATTTTAATAATGACCTCCGTGCCTGTTGCGTAGAAGTGGTGACCGCTTCGGATTCTTGCGGATGAATCATTAAACACGCCGTTTGTGATAGCGCCTTTAACCCAATCATTATACCGAGCGCTGACAAGGTAATCGGGCGTTACGATGACGGGCTGCGCTTTCAGCGCTTTTACAAAAGCCCTGATCCTGTCATAGCCGAGATTTTTAATATTGATCTCGTAGGTGGTGTTTGCCGCCGGTACAAAATCGCCGTCTGCATCGCATTCATCGCCGATAAATTCAATGGTATCGGCGGGGTAGGATAAAATCGTTGCGGTTTCGCCGCTTTCAAACGTGACGTTACATTCAAAGATATCCGGCACAGTGTCCGGAAGTGAGAAATTAAGCGTTGTAAGCGCTTCAAAGCGGAAATCTCTTTTGTCTTGTAAATTCAAATTTCCGCCCGCGGCAGTTCGTGTGATGATCTTGATTGCATCTGCTTTACTGCTGAGAGCGTCATCCATCTCTGAATAGATCGGTATCATGCCGCCGCTGAGATCATTGTCGCTAATCCCTATATTGTAACAAGCATTCGACGAATTTATGGTTGCTCTTGAAGAGTTAACTACTATATATGCGCCCTGATCGATTGCTTTCGCTCCCGCAGAAGCAGAGCTGTTGCTAATGTAACCCCCGGCGGTGACGATATATGCGCCGTCATCCAGCGTGAATATATTGAAAGCGTTTGAAGAGGAGGAATTTTCACTCAGGTCAAGACCTGTCATCCACGTGTCAATGCCGATACCTTTTTCGCCGGTATCGCCCTTGTCTCCCTTTTCACCCTGAACGCCCTGCGCGCCTGTATCGCCTTTATCCCCTTTATCGCCTTTAACACCTTTAGGAATGACAAAGTCCAGCACGGCGGCGTTCTGCGTGCCGCTGTTCGTTACGCTTGCGGGGGTGTCCGGCTCACCGGTAGTGACCGTACCAACGGCTACCGTTGCGGCCGCACCGTCTGCACCCGGTTCACCCTGCGGGCCGGTGTCGCCTTTTTCACCTTTTTCTCCTTGCACACCCTGTGCGCCGGTGTCACCCTTATCGCCCTTGTCGCCTTTTTCTCCCTGCGGGCCATTAAATTCACCGTTGTTTTTAGCTTCCAGCAAATCATTGGCTACCTCTGCCGCAGTCTGCGCAGCCGCAAGTGCGGTATCTGTCGCCTTATCGGCATCGTCTGCTGCCTGTTCTGCTGCTTCAGAAGCGTTAATAAGCTTTTCGTATCCGTCCGCTGCAACATCTACAATATCTTTTGTTTCAGAAACATACGAGCCTTTTTCAATCATTGCCCTGTAAGGCTGTGGGCTGTATCTTTCAAGTAACACACCGTCAGATTCCTCATAAGCTATAACGCCGACCACTAATGTGCCGGGAATTAAAAACTCTGGGAGCGTGCATTTGTTATCTTCTACAAGGCTGCGAACACCGTTAAACAGCATATAAACCGTAAGCCCGTTATATTCTTCAGGGAGCGTAAGCACGGCAACATAGTTATTAACTGTTCCTGTTGTAAATATAAGGTCGTCCATTATGACCTTATTGTCCTTTACAGACACTTCGAATTCCATGCTGTTCAACGTTAATCACCTCCTGCGGATACATAGTAGCACCTGCACCCATAATGTGCTTTTGGCGGTGCCTCGTCTATATCATAGATCCTGCCCGAACGTCTTCTGCATTCGGTGCAAACCTTTTTGTCTTTTTGTGTGACCCATTTCAGCCTTTTAACGTTTTCTTTTTCATACTGCGCCATAATGGCTTTATCAATCACAAATATTCCGTATTCCTCTATCTGTTGCGACAACAGTTGTACCGTGCGCCTTTGCGACTGCATAGCGGCAAGCCCTGAAAGCGAAGCACCTGTATTTTTTAATGTGAACAGCATTTCAAGGAACCGCTCTTTTTTACGTTCCCATTCGTTTTTAAACATATACTCCGTAACAACGTAATACTCTTCAAGCCATTCCTTTAACTTGCTTTTCGTTAAATCAGGATACACCTTTTTCCCAGCTTCAAGATATACGGTTAATAAGCTGTCATAAAAACGATCAAACGCCAACTTCACTTGATTTCCAAGCACACGTTCACTTGATATTGCCGTTGCCCGCAACCTCAGTTGATTTAGCATCGCGGTTAACGCTTTCTTAAGCTCGTCAACGCTTTTATCCATGTCATCATAAGGAGTACTCATTCAGTGGTTTCCTCATTTTTCGCCGGTTCAAGCTTTTCCCCGCCCTCCGGCACCTTGTTATCCTCTGTGCCATCAGTGGCACCGTCATTCTCCGCTTCAAATTGCCATTTTTTAAGATAAGGTGCGCTGTCTATATACGCCTGTTCGCTGTCGCTAAACAGACCGCAAAGCTTAAATGCAAGGCGCGGATGCACACCTGCTTCAAGAAGCGACTGAAGCGCCTGCGTTTTGGTGAGTAGATTATCTGTGCGGCTTCTGTTAAAGCGCGTTTCTATATCTGACAGTTTCAAATTTTTTACAGCGCGGTTATTACCAACCTTTTGGCTGTTTTGTATAATTTTCAATACGACCTCAATAAAGTGCAGCTCCGCCTCTTTATATACTTCCTCAAACGCCTGTGCCTGCGTTTCTGCAATCTGCCAACCGTTTGAAAGCATAATTGCCTGCCCTGTGTTGCCACCGGTAGATTGCTCCCGTCCGGGAACGCCTGCAATTTCAAGCATTTTCTCGGTTAGGTCGTCCACCACGGTCTGTGTATTTGTCTGATTCAGTTCAGTGGCAAGCCATTGGATCGTTGCCTTTTTCTCGTTGTCTATATCCGTTGTCTGAATGCAGCCTTTCAGCATCAGTTGCTCAAACTGTTCATCACTTAGTTTACAGTTATTGATCCATAGTATTGCTTGGATAAACTGTGCTATGCCGTTCACACGGTCACTTGAAACAAGATTAATTGCATTTATAAGCCTGATTACAGGTTCAAACGCACCCATTCGATCATTATTATTGCAATACTCAACGATTGGGATTATACCTATCCCGTTTTCTTCATTTTTGATAATCTTCCAATTTCCTAAATTACCCTCCAACAAGAAAAACCGCTCGTTCGTATAGCAACCGAGTTCAACAACGCCGGTGTTTTTAATTACGAATGTGCCGGCGAGAACTTTACGCCGGAAAACATCGTTGGAATAAACTACAAACGTGTACTCACTTTGAAGCGGATAAATCTTGAACGGAGATACTTCTTCATCATTTGTTGACGGAAGCGCAAGCCGATAGCCGGTGCCACAGGTCAAGAATTCGTCAGCAAGTATAATATCCTTACTGCTCTTGCCCTGCTCAAACATCATTTCATTCAATTCGGCAACCGCAATATCTGTTTCGCGTTCCAACTTATCAATATTTGCGTTGTTACTGCGTATATCGTTGCGAGCTCTTTGAACATATGTGACCGGGTCTCCGAAAATAAAACCCTTTTTAAATTCTTTTATTTCGTGCGCATGATTTACTACAACGCGGTTGTTTATATCAGCGCGCACCTTTTTATCCCTCTGAAGTATGGGCTGCACGCCCTTTTCGTAATTCTTCAGCATTTTTACTTTGCGGTAATTCTCATAAATATCCCAGATCAAGTCATTCAAAACAGAGATAATGTTGCCGCTGTTGATATCGGTTATATCTGTATAAAGAACAGTACGTCCGTTAAAAACCGTTTTTTCGGTTGCTGCAGGGCTGTATTCTTTTATGCTGTTCCAACTTTTGATCATGGGTTATTACCTCTTAAACAAAAAAAGTGCCGCAACAATTACTTGTTACGGCACTTAGGCACTAAAGTTATTTTTACATTTGCGTGGCAAACTTTACACCACGGATAAATGGTTCCTTTTGCCCTTTCGTCAACCTCCAGCAGTTTCTTTTTTCTGCCGTGTTTTTCGCATATCGGGCAATATATATCAATTTTATTATTCATCAAATTTAGAGCAGGGTATTTATTGTATACGCCCCCTGCAAGGGCAAAACATTATGGGATTCGTTAAATATGTTTCTTGTCAGGAAGTATACGATATTGATTTTTCAAATCCCGATTTTATTTTACTGTGCTTTAATTTTAAATGCAATACGGCATGATAAAATGAGGACAGTTTTGTGTCCTATTTTAGAAAAACCTTTGTAAAATCACAACGTTCTGCATCGAAAGCGTTTCTTTCATCTCGCAAAGCCCCGCTAAACTATCCGGGGCGTCGTCATGCTTATTCTTGCCCTCCATAGTGAATGAGTAAAGGTTCTGCATAAATTGGGAGTATTCCTTACTGCGGCAAGTCGTATCTCTAAAATAGAACTCTCTAATGTCAGGTGATTTGTCATAAATCCTGTATTCTTTTTTCTTGTGCGTGGAGGCGTAACTGCCCTGAATGTTGCATTTATACCCTTTGCTTTCAAGCAATCTATCAACATCCGCCGCATAGCCGTCACCGCCGCTATTGTATTCAAAGCGTATCGTGCCGACTTTATACTTTTCTATCATTGCCGCCACCAGCGGCTGGGTAACTTTTTTATCGCCATTGTTAAACACAACATCATGTATGTACACAGCGTTTCCGAATTGAAACGCGACCGGCATGGACACGAAGTCGCCACCGCCGAAAGCAACGTCGCAAAACGCAAATATCCTTTCCGGTTCCTCGTCCGGCAGCGTCCCGTTGTAAAATCTCATGGTCTCAGATGTAAATAATGTGCCCTGCCTTTCTACAGGTTCGCCCTGATATTGCGCAAGCCACGATGCCATATCGTTATTGCGCTCAAAAGACGCGCGGCGCTGCTTAAAATATTCTGTGCTGAAGCCTAAGCCGTAAGCATAATCAAAATTACTTTCGCCGTTTTCATTCAGTGCGGGGAGATTAATAACCTCATACCTCAGATTATTATAAGCCGAATCATTTTGTATCAGTTCCATTCGGCGACCCGCAGGATCTATTAAGCTCCAACGTGTACCTATCCACAGCTTTTTTGCGCCCTCTTTAGCCCTTGTCACAAGGTTGTTATCGACTTTGCTCCAAGCACCGTCAAGACGATTCTTGTTTAGTGCTTCCTCGATACCGCCGATAAGGTCATCGCTTATTAAAAAGCCCTCACAGTCACAAGCACCGTTAAGCGTTCCGTACAGGGAGCGGCAAGTTAAAGACGGGTACCTCTTTTTCCGAACCAGGTCTATCGTTTCCATTGCCGCATTGGTTGCGGCTATTTTGACCTGCGGAAACACATCCTGCCACAAATAAGTATGCGGGTCTGTGATGATCTCTAAGATACCGTTGTAGAACGCCTGCGTAATGGTATCAGAAAAGGCTGAATAGAGATTGCTGATTTCGGGGTTTCTACCGATCACCCATGCAACGAAGAATAAAACCAGCGTTGTTTTTCCAACTCTCGGCGGCATGGACAAAAAAAGCTCGTCTAATTCGTTGTCAGCCAGCGCCTGCATCGCCTTTACGGCTTTATACAGTATCTTCCTGCGTGGTATGTAAAAACGCTCTTGCGGCGGTCTCTCAAGCTCTACGTATATTAAAAAACTATCAAAATCATACGGCGCCGCTTCAAGCAATGCCGCTCTATACAATTTATGAAATTCAAGCGCCTGCTGTGTTCCTTGGCTAAGCTTTATGTTTTTCCGGCAAATGGCTATTACTTTACGCAACAAAGACAAATCATGATCATTCCGTGCTATATCAAACAGCATGGAAACATACTTAATATCTTTAAGATTTTTTGTCTTTATGATCTTTTCAGCCAGCGCGTTCAAAATATTCCTCCTGAAACAAAAAAAGTGCCGACACAGTAATAAACTGCATCGGCACTTAGGCACTGAATTTATTTCAATTTCCCGTTTTCATAATCGTGTATCTTCTTGTAGAATGTGTTGCGATTTTCTATATTGACCTCTTTCATAAAGTCTTTGGCTCTCAGTTCACCGCGTTTCCACCGCGCATAGCAGGCTTTGAACTTGTCCATATCTATATCCAAGGCGGGACGGCCGAATTTAACGCCTTTTTTCTTAGCGGAATCTATACCCTCCCGCATTCTTTGCAACGTTTGTTCCCTTTCCAACTCGCTCATAGCGGCAAACACTGTCAACATGAATTTGCCCTGTGGGGTGGAGGTGTCTATATTCTCTTTTAATATGATAAGCTCTACACCCTTTTGGCGCAGTGCCTCAACGATTGAAAGCAGGTCTCTGGTACTCCTCGCAAGCCTTGATATGCTTTCTACTACCAGCGTATCCCCCTCACGGACATAAGCTTCCATTTCTTTTAGTCCGGGGCGTTCTCTTTTGGCTCCGCTCTCTTTATCAACAAAGATCTTCTCAACGCCAAGCTTCTCCATTAGATCATCTTGCCTGTCTGTATGCTGATGAAGAGTGCTCACCCGTACATATCCTATTTTCATAATGTTCAATATCTCCCTTCCTGACATTAAACATTATAGCATATGTTTATTTATCTGTCAACATACTTTATAAACACTTTTTTGTTTTGAATGTGGTAATACGATTAAGACACATATATAGGAAAGTCAAATACACCCCCTCCCCCTATGTTTATAAAACTATGGTATAATAAACATTAAAAAAAGTGTGTATTAATTCTATGTATATACTTTATGTATATGTTTATAAAGTATATGTTGATTAATACACACTTACTATCATAATGAAGTAATTATATATAAATGAGGTAGTAACTCAAAATATTTATATACGGTCTTTTATGTGGTATATGGTTATATGATTAAACTATACTATCACTATACTATACTATACTATGCTATACTATGCTATACCATATACACAATATATAATAGCTTTATATAGTCTATACAAAGTTATATACAGTAGTGTTATATACTTCATTTATAAAATCTTTCATATTATTTAATAATTATTAAAATATATCTATTGACTTTGTGTATTCACTATGATATAATAGATAATGTCAAGAGGGAGTAAAACCCCCCACGAACGCAGAACATAACCACAAATTATAGGAGGCTGCGAAAGGGGGGCTAACAAATGAATGAAATTATATTAATATTAATTCTCGTTTATTTTGTTTCCCTTGTTGTGACGCAACGGAAAAAATAAATAGCCGCTACATAAAGTAGCGACCACTTAAAACCCAATGCGTTCGAGGTTTCCGCTTTTGCGGTTTCCCTCTTGGCACTCCTATAATAGCATAAATAAATTCAAAAGTCAAGGAGGTATTGAATGGCTAAAACAAAAAGAGAAATACAACGCGATTATGAAAAGCGCACAGGATACGCGGCACAATCAAAATATGTCGCAGCAAACTATGAAAATATTACCTTGCGCGTAAAGAAAGGCGAACGGGAAAAGATAAAAGCCCACGCCGAAGGTTTAGGCAAAAGCCTAAACCGTTATATTGGCGATTTAATCAAAGAAGACATGAGCAAATAAAAACGGCAATCGTGAACGGCTTGCAAATTGTACACGATTGCCACCCGTAAGGGTACAATACAAAGTATTGCACTTGTATTATACCCTTGAAAAATTAAAAAGTCAATTATTTTAAAGGAGTATAATATTATGACCAGATCAGAAATCACAAAAGCAATCAAAAGCGAATTGAAAGCCGCAGGCTTTGACACAAAAAAAATATCTGTTAGAACTTCAGCTTGTGGCTATTCTACGAGCATTGACGTAAAAATTAAAGACCCGACTATTAACAGAATAGAAGTTGAAAAGGTGATAAAACATCATGAATATATCAGATATGACTATGCATCATATGATATCCTTGAAGGATGTAATGATTTTCTGTTCGTAGAATATCAGCCCGGCATATTTGATGAAGTTGCGCAGGAATGGGCGGCCACTGCCATGGGTGCAATGCGTAGCACGGACGAAACAACAAGGATTTGTGACGGCTTGTATTTAATCAACTGGGAACATTCCGGCCGTCTGGAACTCAGGCAGCAAAACGAAAAAGACTTTTGTTCAAGGTATGTATACGATTTTCACCAACTTTGCATTTATATTTACAAGTTTGCCAAGTTTGGAACAATAGCCGCATAAGGAATATCAGCAAGGGCGGCGCTTGCCGCCCTTATTGTCAGGAGGATTAACAATGCGCTTTTTTAAACGTACACGACCTATAAACCAGCCGAAAATACGACCGTGCTATTTACCGCCTAATGAATTATTTATACCTGAAAGACCCACGGGAACCGAACAGAATTACCAGCAGCAGGCTAACGCTGCGCTTTCCGTTGTTTCTTCCTGTGGCGTAGAATTTACAGGCGCAGAATACACCGCAGCGCCGCAGTTGTTGCGTGTAAAGATCACATTAACGATTGACGGCGCTTTGACAGCGTCAACCAAGCTTTCGAGGATGGCAAAAGCTATTGATCTTTCGCTTGGCGTTCAGGGCGCACGCTGTTTAATTGAAAACGGACTAACGGTTGAAATACCAACGAGCATGCGCCATATAGTACGCATTCGCCGCTTGTTTGATTGGGGAATACCGCAGGGAATGGATACGCCCTTGTGGATCGGTGTTGACAGCTCAAACGAACCGCTTATCATTGATCTTGCAAAAGCCCCGCACTTGCTCATTGCAGGCGCTACCGGCAGCGGTAAATCTGTATGCATCAATGATATTTTAGCCTCACTGATCAGACAGGGAGGCAATACGCACACGCGGTTAATGTTGATTGACCCCAAACAGGTAGAATTTAAACCATATGAAAATCATTCCTTGCTTGCCGCACCCGTTGCAACAACGCCAACAGCAGCGCTTGACCTGCTGCAAAGAGCTTATCAGATCATGGAACAAAGATATGCAGAACTTGCAGCGCGTGGCTTACGGTCTATTGATGAAGCAAGGCAGGATTACTACAGATTGGTAGTCGTTATTGACGAACTTGCAAACCTTATGTTTACAAGTAAAAAAGATACAGAGGGATTGATAGAAAACATTGCAGCTAAAGGCAGAGCCGCAGGCGTTCACCTTATCGTTGCAACGCAGAACCCCACCGTTAAAGTTATCACCGGCAGGATCAAGGCTAACATTCCATCAAGGATAGCGTTTACCACTGCCAGCATAACGGATAGCCGTGTTATACTTGACTACGGCGGCGCTGAGAAACTGACGGGTGCAGGCGATGGATTATATAAGTCTCCCAAAGAAACCGCTTTGATGCGCTTTCAAGCTGCACTGATAACAGATGATGAAGTCCACAGAATGAATGCATACGATTTGCAATACAACCATGTAGCAACGCCTATCCGTTCACAACTAAGATATGCATAAAATAAGGCAGCTCCCGCTGAGGAGCTGCCGCTTTTCTTTACTGTTGGGATTGCTTGGCATAGGTTGGCTTGTTGACATATTTATTCTCTTATCAAAACCGAATCCATATTACGTATAATTCAAAAAGTAAGAGCGTCGCTTGATTGCGGCGCTCTTTTTATGTCTATTACGCTCTGTGCGATTGTACAAGGGCGTTTTTTGTTGATATTGATAAAGTTGCTTGTAGCCTTTTAAAGTGGATTGTAGCCCATTCTAAACGCCTTTGTTTCTTTTAGCTGCCATGATCAGCAACGTTACAAGTGTAAGGCAAATACCCGTTACCATGCCAAACACAAAAGACCAGCCCACGGTATTCCCTCCTTTCCTTAGGATTGCGATTTTTTGCAATCTTCAATAACGAATCTTGCGAATTTTAAATATCTGTTTACGGCAGAAGCTGCACGGCTTGCGGTTCTGCGTAAGGATTGCGGATTAAGCCCCGTTACGCTTTCCGCTTCCTTAAAACTGAGGTGATCTATGTATACAGCCCTGTAAGCTTTGCTCTGCTTTGCAGTTATAAAATTATCCAAAATATAATCAATGATCCTGCTGCTCATTATACTCCACCTCAATATAATTTTCTCCGGCATCAGCTGCAAGCAGTTGTTCTATTTCCTCATTGCTTTTAGCTTTGTCGATTAACGGTTTTCCGGGTCTGATTGTGTGCTCGATCTCATCCTTGTAGCCGTAGTTATTTTTAAGATTGAATATAGCGATTGCCGGGTTTACGTTTCCGTTTAAGCTCCATTCTGTAAGCAGAGCAAGCAAGACACCCTCCAGCCTGTCCATTGCCGCTTTGCGCCGTTCTGATACAGGGATGATGCCGTCACGCCAGTAATCATATGTTTTCTTTGAAATACCGCAGGCGGCACAAAATGCCTCAAGCGTTGGGCGTGTTCCTTTTTCTGTGCAGAAATCAAAATATTCTGCCTGCCGCTTTTCAAATTCTTCATCGTCTGTCTCTTCAGCAGTGATTGCAGACCAATTCAAAAGTTCGCCGTATTTACCGACCATTTCGATCATAAACTGCCGTTTGTTGCTGCTATATGCCATGTTACTGCCTCTTTAATTAATTTTTTCGAGTGCGCGAATATCCCAAAAGGAAAAATGGACTTCATCCTCTTCGTGAACGCAGATGACGGTGCTGTGCCAGTCGCGATTATTTATCACCCCGGAAACAGTGCAAACTTTTCCAACATCCTCTTCCATTCCTTGTGTCCAGCCACCCACAAAATTTTCAATATTGCTGCCGTCTAAAAGTCTTACCTTGTCCCCAATATGCAAATTGTCAGAAGTAATTTTTGTACTTTTTTTTAAGCCGATGATGCTGTTTTCGCGGTGGAATAACTTTTGCAGCGGTTTCTATAATTCTCTTTAGACGGCTGTTTGTTCCGTATATTTTTTTGGCAAGTGCCGCACAAAATGCATTGTACATATCCGGCTCTGTACCTGTTGCACATTTCACTACGGTTTTAGTACCATCATTCCAAAAAACAATTGTTGCTGGATAATTAAATATTATCTTTTTGGGTTTTAATTCTTTCCCCGAAATGTCTACACTTTTTTCAAACATTTTATCATCCGGACGTCCAGTAAGATAAAACGGATTTTCGCCTAAAATATATGTAGGACAGGATTTATACATTTTGTTTTTCCCCCATTTCTTTTGTAAACAATAAATAAAATCTTGTTTCGTTCTTTTTGCGTATTCTACGGTTTTTGCCGTACAAAGCAAGGTGCCGAATTTTTCTTAACCTTTTATCTTCAATAGGCACATTTTTGTATAATGCTTTTGCAACAGTAGCAAATTGATTAACGACTTTATGTAGGGCAGCGGCTATTTTTGAAAGATTCTCTCTAATTTCATCAAACATTTAATCAGTCCCTCCTAATTTCTTTAAAGCCTGTCCGCAATTTGGGCAGTAATTAAATTGTGTCCCGTCCGGCTGTGTTATAACAGGCTCCTTGCACGCGGGGCAAACAAATTTATTCTTATCAGTGTCAAACGGTGCTTGCAGGGCTATTTGCTTTTCGCAAGCATATCTAGCGTGACCTATCGCCTCTGACAAAAGTTTTTGAGTGCATTCAAGCGCATTACTTGCCATTATAGACAGCAAATTTTCAACCTTTTGTTTATAAACGTCATATTCACTGTGTTCATTCATCTTCCTTCACCTCCCAAACCATTTCAGCGCCGCAGTACGGGCAAAATGGGTATATAAGTCCTTTCGATGTTTTGAATGCTGCATTGCAATTTGAACATATCAAAACTTGATAAAGTTCCTTTGGATCAACATCAAAGCCTACTTCTTGAACAGTTTTTAAAACTCCATCTTCAATTTGCGTTTTGATAGCTGATTGAATTAATTTAAAATGCACATCATTATATGAGCCTTTTACGACTATTTCTTCTGCATTGTTATCAATAAGCTCTTTTAAATTCAATTTATTAATCACACCTCCACATAGCACCAAGACTGTGGTGGCTGAGTTAAAAAACATTCCCTGTTTTGACACTCTGGACAATCTCTTTTCGCAAGTCCTAAATCTGCATACCAACACTCTCGATTATATTTTTTGAACTCACTCAGTTCTTTTGGCTCATCATAGATTACAAGATTTGAAATGTGCCAACCGTAACCTTGATTACCGTTTCCCAAATAGTCCATTATTTCCTTATCCGTCAAACAAGTGTATGAAAAAAAGTTTTCAAAATCAAAATTCTTCATTTGATGTCTCCATAAGTTTATCATAACTTAATCCTGTTACTTCGTGAATTTTAGATAACAAATCCGTGGAGACATCTTTGCCTTTAAGATATGCGTTCATAGTTTGGCGTGAGCAATCGCAGCGTCTTGCTAAATCAGTAATTGTCATTCCATTGTCATTCAAAAAATCGGCAACTAATTTTCTTTTTGCAGTTATTTTACTTTGCTTAATCACGCCTTTTAAGTTTGCTTCTACTCTTTGTTTAGACAAATTATATTTTTTGCCTATTTCAGCAAATGAAAATCCGTTTATTCTCATTTCAAATGCACCTAATAATTGTTCTTTTGTCATATTATCTCTCCTTTATTTAATTAATTCGGGGTTATCATAGATATTGCCAATTTTTTCATAGTAGTATTGCCCTGAACAATTTAATTCTGCTAAACCGTTGCATTCAAAATCATTATGGTTTAAATCAAAAGCAGGATAACCAATTTTTATTCCGTATACAATTTCATCAACAGTCCATAAGTTTTCAAAACTTACGCCCTCATAGTCTTTAGGAGATTTAAGGCTTTCAAGATAACATTCATATTCGTGATAATCTGCAAAACGAATTATATCCCCCTCAAAAATCTTATTTCCCTCACAGTCTGTTAAGCCTGTATATTGACCTATTGTTTCACGGTCTACTTCGTATGTTTCAGCTTCAACAACTTCAAGCGGATTTCCAAATGAAAAATTAGAATGTTGCTTTGAAAAAACACTTATTATGTATGAAGCCGTGTCCTCACATATAATTTCATCACTTCCTGCAAAAATCGTTGCACCTAAACTACCAATAGGTAATTCAGAATAATATCCATATACCCATTCGCCGTTGTCTTTCCTTTTTCCCCTGAATAAAATTTCTCTCATTCTTCTACCTCCTCGTCCATTTCTGCTCCGCAGTTATTACAAAAATTTGCTAAAGTCTTCACCATAGATTTTGTTTATTTCATCGAACACATATCCAAGTCCCAGACCTTTTTTGTTTGGCTGCCAAATACCGTTTACGAATTCACCGCCATTTATGCAGTATTCATACTGTTTTGGGTGTGTTTCTTTTAATAGCTGAAATCTTGTTTTACCCTTTTCAAGATGCAAGCCGAATGCACAAAACATACACCCTGTTCTGTTACAGCCTGTTGTTTCATATTTGCATTGGTCGCCGTCAAAAGTAAGCTGACATTCTGTTTCGATGACTTATCCATACGGTTCTGCAACCGGCAAATTGTTTTTGTAAATATACTCCAGAACATCCTGCTCGGTCCAAAATGCCATCGGCGTTGATTTTGGATTTTTTAAATCAAATCCGTTACAACCGTTTTGCAACCACTTATCAGTTCGCTTTTTACTCTCACAAGCCATTTCAGCAGTAATAAAATAAACGCCGTTCTTTTTTGAATATTCATGTGCTGGTTGTTTTTTCATGACATCGCAACAGCGGTCATCAATGTTAAAATCAACAAACCTCAAATCATTCCACTTTGCCATTGCATAAGGTCCTGACTTCTCACTGCAAAAACAATTTTTTACGATTTCGCCATTAGGTTCATTTCTTGCGCACCGCACATTGTGTGCTACTGTTTTGCTAATAACAGGATACCCGTACTTTTTTATCACTTCATCAAAACGCATCTTAGGTCTGATGATTTCTATGTTATCAAATGTTTTAACAAACTGTCTGATTTCAGGATATTCAAGTCCTGTATCAACATATACAGCCTTAATGCCCTTATGACCTCTCCAATGATTTCGGGAAATATCAAGCAGAACCGTACTATCTTTTCCACCGCTAAATGAAACAGCAACCTTTCCATCGTAATAATCATACCAGCCGTCAACTCGCTCAGCCGTCATTTCAATTTTCTGTTCAAGAGGCAAGGTTTGTAAATATTTTAATTCTCTTATATCCCTCATTTTTCTTAAGCCACGCTGTCTTTTCCGCCGGAGCAACTGCATATGTAGGTCATACGTTATCCCTCGGCTGACGAAACACAATTCTACCAGGGTGTATCCGTATGTTTTGTACACCATATATGAAATTTAATCCGTCACGCACCTGATAAGCATCTCCGTGCTCGATAATGTCTGGATAATTACTTTGCGCTATTTGAATAGCGTACTTATCAACCTCGAAAGCATGATACTCCACGTTTGTAAAGCCCATTTTGTCAAGGCAATATCTGCTGGTGCCTATACCGTCATACATTGAAAGAACAACAATCTTTTCATCACGCGGCACATCTTTTAATGCACCATTGAGAATATGTATTATTACTTCTGCCGTCCAGCCGTTCCCAAGCCCTTTATATGCCTGCGCTTTTGAAACGGCGCGGCAATAATCGTCCGGCAGGGTTTGAAGTCTGCAACATTCTTTTACTGTAAGTGGACGAATAATATAATAACCGTCCTCCAGTTTTATAGGGTATTGTTCTTGATTTACCGTAATATAACCATTTTTAACTTTATAAATGGGCTTATCGAATATCAGTATTTTCTTATCATTGTCGAAAGCGGGGCAAATATAAAGCCCTGTCTTTCCTCCTTGACCACCTGCGCCTGCTTTTAACGACACGGATTTACCGTCGCAACTATACACTCTGTGCGCTTGTGCTGTCGTCCCGATGTCGCCGACCCTGACAGGTTCGGCTAAATAACTGTTTTTCGTGGCAGTCGTTAATGCATTTCCTTTTTTATCAGATCTTGCTTCGAAATGTTGCTCAATTTGTCCATCCCTGCCATACCGTCCCCTCATTGCTACTGCAACGGGTTCAAATGCAATGTTTGTGTGATGTCGTTTAAAATAATCCCTTGCATTTCCCTGTATATGAGTAAGTGCATATGCTTTTTCTCTTTCTACTACAGAGCCGGTTTCAAGAATATCTCTAAGCAATATTCCTCTATCCTCTGGCTGACTAACCTTTCCACAGTTGTGGACATAGAACCTTTTTCGATTTTGAGCTGACACAAGCGCCGAATTAATTTCTATGTAATTGTTTGCACTTTCTCCCACATCAAAGCATCGTTTTATTTCATCCTTTATTGGTTTGGATGCACTAACATTATTTTCATATAAAAAGAAATCCGGTTTAAATTTCTCTTTTGCAATTAGGTAATTTTCAAACAATTCCCAACCTAATCCACTTGGCTCTGTTTCTCTGTTTTTCGTTTGTGCAATGCTCCAGTATGTACATGGACTGCCCCCAATTAACAACTTAATCATTCTCTCACCCCATATTTGCAGGCGTAGTCGGCTTTGTGGACTTTTCTGTCCAGATCAGGATAAGCCTTTGCGTTTCGGCAACCGTAATCATTGCCGCCTAATTCTCTGCCGTGTTTACATTCGGCGCAGGTAACAGGCTTGTCCTGCTCCTTGCTCCACTTAATGCTTTTAAGCACCTCATAAACAGCCCCTTGCGCCTCTTGCTTGCTTACGGTGTGGTGTGCCTGATAATCCTTGATTAGTTGCTGTACGCTCCATCCGCCGAAATAGCGTTCAATAATTTTTGCTTTATCCGTTGCAGTCATATTTTCTCCTTAAAAAAGCCTTTGCTGTATGTCCGGGTCATAGTCGAGCATCTTTTCCATTGCTTCTTTGCAATACTGCCGTGAAATTTCAAAGCCATATGAATTCCTGCCAAGTTCCAAGGCTGCCCTCAGTGTAGTACCGCTTCCAGCGCACGGATCTATAACCGTGTCGCCTTCATCTGTAAAAATGCTGATTAACTGTTTTAGAATATTTACCGGCTTTTGCGTTGGGTGAATTTTCGGATATTCCTTACTGTTATCTCTTTCGAAATAAAACCAATTTTTTATCATCCTGCCATCGTTTCTGAATTTAGGCAGCTTGTCTCGGTATAACACAAGCCCGTATTCCGTGGCTCCGACTATTTTCATATTTGCTTTTAGGACTTGAGCACTTGACCTTTTAATGAACACCAACGGTATGTAATGCTTAAACCCGTATTTTTTACCGTACTTAATCACGGTATCAAGCTGCTGGAAACTGCAAAAGACGATCATTGCAGGCGGCTCTGAGCCATTTTTTTCTTTTTTTAAAAGTCTGTTGCAAAAATGAAAATACTCTGCAATATTAAAATTGCTATCCGTATAAAAGAACTGTTTGCCCGCCTTTTCACTTTCGCCGTTTTTGTTGTCACCGCCGATATACCACTCATTGCTTGACGCATATGCGTTGGCACCAAGATTGTATGGAATATCCGCAATGACAAGCTGCGCTTTCGGAATGTTATATCTTTTGAAATTCTGGAAGTTGTCATTTATCAACTCACACTTTACTTTGTGCATGTTCACGCCTCCACCTCATCATTGAAAATATCTTCATCAAAAGCAATGTGATACTGCTCGGCAAGGCGTTTCAGCGTTTCAAGGTTGTATTCCGTATCGTAACGCGCATTGCCGTTTGCGGTTTCACATTTGTTTTTTACAAGGTGATCCGATAATTCATTCACTTTAGCCATACACGCCTTTAGTACCTTTGCCCGGCGCTGCTCTCCGAAATGCAGTTCATCATCAAGCACCATAGCCAGCGTTAGATAGTGCAGGAAAAACACCCTGCTGTTGACCTTTTGCTCGTACTGCTGTTTGTATCTCTCAAACTCTGATATAACCGCCTTATGTACCGTTTCACGCTGTGCAACGGTCAGCCTCCGCTTTCCGTATGCTTTCATTTTTCCTCCTCATTTAATAATCCAGAATTTCTATTAATATCCCCAATTACTGTAACTAAGTGCCAAAATCCATTATAGTTTTGCAAACCATCGTGTATGTCGTCAACCATAAAACCACACATACCATCAAATCCATCTTGTGCAGTAACATAGACAACCTTGCCACACAAACCGCTTTCATGGTCAGTTACAATATCCCCTTCAAAGATTTTATTACCGTTCTTATCGGTCAAGCCGGTATATTGCCCTACTGTATTTGGGTCAACTCTAAAGACATAGCCACAAAGAAATAAGAATACAGGCGTTGACAAATTCGTCTCATTGAGTATCGGAACGATGTATACGCCATTGTCTAATTTGACAAGACAACCCTCAACCCATTCTCCGTTATTTATGTTTTCTATGCTTTTGCCTCTGAATAAAATCTCTCTCACTCTGATGTCTCCTGCCTTAGATATTCTAAAAAACCTTTGACGCAGTATGCACCACAGTCTGGTGTTTTAAATGCACAAAGTTGACAGCGTTCATTACTACCAGTCAAGTTATATAGAAATTTTGCCATTTCCTCAATGCTCATATTGCGGATTTTTTCATAATTTGTCATTTCGTTACCTCCGTAATTGTCAGATCGGGATATTGGTGCTCAAATAATTTACGTTTGAGCTTGTATATATCCGTCTTAAAGCCTTTTGTGTCCTCGACTATGTACTTCCCTGTTTTTTTATCAAAGTACATAAAATCGGCTCTGTACACAGTTTTGCGGTAAGCCTTGCCGTTCTTTCTAAATGCCGGTATCAGTTCAAACTCAGGCTGCAAGCGTAGCTGTGAGATCTCTCCTGCCTTGAAAAGCAGCTTTAATTCGCAATACCGGTTTGCTTCAAGTTGGCTGTCAAACGTGATACCGTCAATGACTACTTTATTCGCATGATATTTATTCATTTTCCCTCCTGTAGTTATGGGAATTGCCCTCAATGATGTAGCAACTGTGGATAATTCTGTCCGTAATACGTGAATATGACGCTTTTGGAGGATGTGCTAAACTGCCTGACGTGATGTTTGAAGTGAATATCGTGGGAAAATTCCTCTTGATCCTTGTATCAAGTAAATTAAAGATCTGCTCTGTGCCGTAATCATTCAGCGTTTCAGGATTAAAATCATCAATTATCAAGAATCGAACGCTCTGCAATTTTGTAAATTCGTTTCGATCCAGCTCATCATATTGTCCAAGTTTTGCAATCTGCCACTGTTCTTTAAAATCAACCCTAAACAACCTGTCTGTCAATGCGTTCGCAAGGCACATGGCGGCATAGGTCTTTCCGCTCCCCACACTTCCGCACAAAAACATGCCTTTTCTTTCTTCAAGCCTCTTGCTCAGAGTGGCAACATATTTCTTACAAGCCTTTATGTAAACATTCTCCTGCGTTTTATAGCTGTCAAAGGTAACATTTTCGGAAGTGGAATTTCGGTGCATCGCGCCGTTTTCGTCCTCAAACCCCCAACATTCAAGCTTTCTTTTCCGCCTTTGCATTTTATCTTGCCGTTCCTTTTCAGTTTTACGGATATTATCGGTCTCACAGTCACATAAGCAAGCTACCTTCACAGGCTTTCCAAAAGGAAAACGTCTTTCACCGTCTCTGCCATATATGCAGGGTACTGCTTCTTTTCGCTTACCACAGGTGCCGCAGACAATAACTTTCAGATCCGGCATATCTTTGAAATACGGCTCATATCTGTCGCCCTCTACAAAGACAGCACTGTCTTGTGCGTTAGCAACTGCGTTTTTCATAATTGCATCATACATAGGTTACCCCTCAATATTTGCACCATTGACTTATCGGGGATCTATTCTCATTGTCATATATTCCCTCGATGATCTTCGTGCAGTTCCCGCTTTTGAATATCCAGTCGAAATCAGCTCGCCAATCTTTGGATTTTCCTGTTAAAAAATCTGACTTCTGTACTTTTTCGAAGTAGCTTTTAAAATCCATACCTGCTTTCTTCAGCAAATTTGAACAAACCTTTATCTGCTGTTTTCTGGCATCCGTTAACAGCCTAACACTCGGAAGATCTTTGCATATGGCATTATATTGATCAACGATTGCAGAATAATGCAACGGGCTATTTTTTGAATCTGGCGGGTTTTCTTTTTGGGAAATATGAGTAGATACGTTAGTATCTACGAATATTTCATTTTTCTTTATATTTTCTACATTCTTTTTATTCTTATCATTATTATCATTATTAGTAGTTGTTATTTGACTGTTGCTTGACTGTTGCTTGTCTGTTATCTGCCTGTTATCAGCCTGTTGGATTTCGCAATAATCATCATCGCCCAAGTCTTGATATTTGGCGTAGTTAAGCACTATAATGAGGGTATTTCTGTTTGTTATCTGCCTGTTGATTTCTCCTGTTTTTTCAAGTTTTTTTAAAGCTGTTCTGACCTGTTGTAAAGAAAGACCTGTTTCGGCTGCAAGAGACGGCATTGAAGTAACAAAACTACCCTCTTTGATAACAGTTCCCATCCACTTTCTATCGGAATGGTTGGCTTTTATAAGCAAGTGAATAAAAAGCGATTTAACAACGGTGTCCGTATACCATTCCCAATCAACAAGCTTTCTATGAAGTTTTATCCACCCCTGCATTTGACTGCTCCTTTCATTCACTGCTCCAAAAAATAGCGACTGTATGACACGCTCTCTCCGTATCGGTTTTTGCTGGTCTCGCTTTTTGAAAGAATGTGATATCCTTTTCGTCTTAAGTCGCAAACACGGCTTGCAAGGCGCATACAGCCCAAGTCGCGCAAAGCGTCAAGTTGTGTTATGCTACCAAACTCTTGAATATAATCGAGTATGCGGTCACACTGCGTTTTCTTCTTCATAGCTGTAACTCCTTAAAACGGCAGATCGTCATCGTCATCAATGATTTCCTCAAAATCGCTGTTGTCAGCATTTGAATATACATTCCCCGGAGTGGTGTTGCTTTCTCCTTTATCCACTGCTGTTTCCGCCTTTGATCCGCAGAAAGAAACGTTATTTGCCACGATCTGAAAAGACTTCCTTTTGTTGCCGTCTCTATCGGTATAATTATCGGTCTGAATAGAACCCTGAACAGCTATCATGGAGCCTTTATGGAAATAACGCGATATAAATTCCGCTGTCTGTCTCCATGCTGTGACATCTATGAAGTCCGCTTTTCGCTCCTCGTTTGACTTCTGATAACTCCTGTCGCAAGCGATTGTGATTCGAATAACACTCAACCCACTTGTCGTTACCTTTAATTCTGGCTCATATGTAAGCCGACCCATAATCACAACTGAATTGATCATTTATAATTCCTCCCGAATATTTGTAAAAAATTTAACGCAGGATAGGCTTGTTCAAAGGCTTCCTGACCGATAATTTCAAGCATTTTTCTAACTCTCTTATTGTGGTGTGCTCCCTGCGGCGGCTCATTATGGCAGTTGTGGCAAAGTTTTACTTTCAGCCCGTATTTTTCGCTGTTATTACGGTTAAACCCGCCAAATATATGGTGCCATTCCGTTGCTATACCGCCGCAAAGAAAGCATCGCTCGCTGTTCAACTGAATTATGCTTTTGATTATTTCCACGCCCCTAACATTTGTGTCAATTCCTGCGGGGTCATGGTTTCTATGCCGACCGCCTTGCAATCCTGCACAACCGCGTCAATTAAACGGATCATCTGCTCCGTGTCATATGTTGACGAACCGTAATACAGAGTAACGTTCGTGCAGCCTTCGATTTTGCTCTCGCAAGTGTCGGCGACCCAACCCGTTCCATTATGCTGCCAGCCGTCAATAAGCCTGTCCACAGCTTTATTCTGAACGCAAATTGTTTCATTGTTGCCGCCGATATTGCGAATATATCCTCTGTAAAGCTCGTCCTTTGGAATTTTAAGAGATACAGCAAGTTTGTCGAGCAGCACCCAAAAATAGGCATTAGCGTCTAATGAGCGCCTATTTCGCCATTTCTTAACAATTAACCGTAATTCACTGTCTTTCATTTCCTCAAGATCTGCGACAGAATCAATCGCAAAAGTTACGCTAAATTTCCCGCTCAGTAAATCTTTACTTATTGCGGTGATTTTTGCTTTACTTTCCATTGCCATTCACCATTTCATAGAGACCAGTGCGGCACTGCTCATACTGTTCCGGCGTTAAATTGAGTATTGACTTTACTTTGTACTTTTTCAAAAGCTTATTCACTGTTACGCCTGCTTTTTCCGCAAGCTTGATAAGAGAATCGGCGTCTGCCTGCATAATGCCTTGCGTTGGTGTTTGCGGTATGGGCTTTAACCCGAATTTAAACACATCTTTTTTAGTCTTTTCATCGTAAATTGCAAGCTCTGTGATACGTTTATTTTCAATCTTTATATGCTTTACTGTAAAAGTATCAAGGCATTTGAATTTACCACCGATTTCTTTAATTATGCAGTCGTCGGCTTTCACCCAGATAAACGGCGCTGTGTAAAGTTCTCTGCCTATGCCCCAATTAAAGCCCGCTCGCTTAAAACTGTCCGAAGCCTCTCCCTTTTCTTTTTCAGTATTGCTTTCAGTTCCGCAATCTCCTTTCCATATCCATTCTTCATCAACCTTTATTCCGATTTCACAAAAGAGATTGCCCTTACACTCATAATGCCGACGCTGCCAACGTTGTGCCCCTACAGTCCCATCAAGGATATTCATATCGCATCTTGCGTTTTTATAAAGGAGCAGTGAAACGCCATTCTCTTTTGCCATGGCAACACGGCATTCAATCTCGTCCGCTCTTAAATCACGAAATGATAACGCTTCATAAGCCATGTTATGTATTCCTCCTCACATTCATTTTCTATATAATCCCGCAGCCTCGCCCTTGTTTCCTTGTTGTGCAGCTCCAGCTGGTCTTTAATGAATTTTCTGCAAACGAAAACGAGCTGAGGATCGTAATCCATATCGGTAATATTAAAGTAGTGGCTCAAATAGAAATCTGCGCTGTTTCCGACCTCATCAATATATTCGATCTCTTTTTTCCAGTCGTCTAAAGCTATGTTGAGGCAGTCCGGGCAAAGCCTGTGAAACAACTCATCCTTTTCCCAATCGCTGTTGCAGAATATACACTTCATAATTGCCTCCTGTGATAGTTCTCCATACAATCCTCGCATATTTCCTCGCCGTTTATCTCGTAATAGCTATCGCTGCAATATTCACCGCAGACGTCACATTCAACATACTTTTCACAGCCGCCGCAGCGGTTACAGTTATCGCAATCCTGATCAGGACCGTTGCATCGAAACGCCATTATTTGACCTCCGTAAATTTACCGTTTTTAAGCATATACCACGTATCGGGCTTTACGGTTTTGCCGTCTACTTTATGGCATTTAACGGTCTTGAGCTGCCTGTCGAGTTCATCATCCTCAGCAGTCCATTCAGCAAGGACGATATAACAGCCTAAAGCACCTTTTGCTTTACTCTTAACACCAAATGCAAATGCAATACTATCCTTGCCCTCTACGCTTGCCGCTGAGTAGTTGCCCGCATTCGTTGCCACTGACTGGTGACCCGTATTAGTTGCCGCTGAGTAGTTGCCTGTGTTCGTTGCCGCTGAGTAGCTGCCCACATTCATTGCCGCTGAATGGTAGCCTGTGTTCATTGCCGCTGAATGGTCGCCCGTATTAGTTGCCACTGACTGGTGACCCGTATTAGTTGCCGCTGAACAGTCGCCCGTATTCATTGCCGCTGAGTAGCTGCCCACATTCATTGCCGCTGAGCGGTAGCCTGTGTTCATTGCCGCTGAGTAGTCGCCCGTATTAGTTGCCGCTGAATGGTCGCCCGTGTTCATTGCCGCTGAACAGTCGCCCGTATTAGTTTCTATTTTTGTTTTTTTTATATTTTCTTTTATATATTCCACGCTTGCCTGTACCAGCGCCGGTATACCTATCTTTGCACCGATTTTCAACTTCTTTGAGCAATACTTTTCCTCATCATCAGTTACAGGCTTGTCCAGCGCTTCAACTTCCGCATATTCAGATACACCCCTGCCAGTAGCTGGCGGATAATAACTAAATACATTAAGCGGATATTTACAGAAGTGCATACCACTGCAGCAGCATTCCGCCTTATCTTCTTCGTAAACTGTATTTTCTGCATATTGTTTCTTGTGCTCACTGTCAGGCTCACAGATCAAGCCCGGATAAAATCCTTTATATCCTTTCATTTATGTACCTCCTGAGGTTGATCTTGTCCGCCGCTCTGTACTTCTTGATAAAGTTTATTGTATCTGTCCTCTGCGGTCTTGCAGTTGCCCTGCCAGAACTCGATTTCATTTTGCAGGTCGCTAATAATATTGGTATAATATTCAACGGGTGTACCGTCATCACAGCGGCGGCTTGTCCGCTTTCGTTGCTTTTTCTGCTCTTTAAGTGGTAAAACACCAAAGATGAATACTACAAATGCGCCAAGCGCCATACAGACGGCTACGACGCCCGCCGTTGCCCAAAACTGTAATTCAGGGCTTTCCGCTAATTTTTCAAAAAAATTCATTTTTATACCTCTATTGACTAATTAAAAATTTTAGTTTATACTTAAATCAGTAGATTTTTTATTTGTGTTCGATCTACTTTTTTTAGTCGCCTGTTCCCGCAGGCGGCTTTTTTTATGCCCAATACTCGATATATTTTTCATATCGGTTTTTGCCCTCCGGCTTTTCTTTAACAAGCCTTACCGTATAACCGGCTTTAATAAGCAGCCGGCACAATTCAAGCCTGTCCTCGTCATTGAGCTCCTGCCGTGCAGTGTTTTCAATCCTCTGGCGTTGAATTGAAATTACCTCTATGCATCGTTCATAGCATCTGTCATAAGCGACAGGATTTTCATTCGTGAAATACCTTGCGTCTTTTCTATGTGCAAAATAATTGCACCAACCATAGCCAAAACTTCTGCAACATCTCCTTTAATTCGGAATTTTCTAATTTTGTCCTTTTTGGTTTTTATTAAAATTTTCATACTGTCTCCTTAATAATTTGCTGATTCATTGTATTCTTCGATTGCCTTTTCCTCGGCAGACATAGCAGCCATATACCTTTCGTTTTCCGCTTTCGTTCCGAAAAATGAAACATTGGAAATAAGCAGGTAATTGTCTGTAACATAATTGCCGTTTTCATCAAGGCGTGTTTTTGTTTGCCAATGCCCGGTCAATCCTATCGGTTGTCCTTTGCCAAAATGAGAAGCAATAAAATCGGCAGTATGATAGAATGCCCGGCAGTGTATAAAATCCGTTTCGTCTCTGGCCTTTTCACTGCTTGTGTAATCTCGCGGAACGCCAACGTCAAATTGTAAATAGCTCCCGTGTTTCATGTACACGGTGCGGAGATCAGACGTGATGCGTCCTGTTATAGCAACTGTATTCAATCTTTCACCCCTTTCATTGCGTATTCATAAAACGCCGGGGCAAAAACGATTTTGTTCTTGCCGATCTCCCAAGCAGGAAAATCTTTTCGCCGAAACAGTTTTTGCACCGTTGGTTCTGAATAGCCCGTTAAATCCATAACGTCTTTTATCGTTAAGAATTTAAACGAGCCTTTGATCTTGTCCGCCTTTTCCTCAATTCTGTTGAACAGATCAAGCAATTCCTTGGCGGTGCTGACTTCATCAACTGCGTTTGTTGAAATCTGCATAATATACCTCCTGACTCCGTATTTGCTCTTAACAGTGCGGGGAAAACTTTTTGATCGAAAATCTATTCTGGTGCCTGAAAATGTTCCCATTTTCATAATTTTAGGAGGGTAAAAAATATGGATAACCATTTCCCCGCACCATTAAGAGCAAATACCTGAATTTTGATTGAAACAAAATCATTAAAAGCGTACATCTAAAGATTTGACTTCGATCAAATGTTTTGTATCTCTCAGGCGTCGCCGTTACTTTCGTGTGCAATAACGCCGTTGATACGATATTCAGAAATATAATTTCCGTGCTTTGTACGTCTTCTTTTCATTTGAAAAAGCCTTAAAAAATTTTTTTCTTTTTTCTTTCTCATATGATTTCCTTTCGTTTCCTTTAAGCGAACTTTCAGGGCAAAAAAATATCGTCTCCTCGCGTAAGGAACATATCATCACAAGACATTTTATATAAAGCGGCAAGATGTTTGAATTGTTTAACATTTGGAGTGCTTTTTCCGCATTCCCACTTACTTATTGTTTGTCTGCTTACAGAAATAGCACGAGCTACATCGGACTGCTTAAGCCCTGCATTAACCCGTGCTGCTTTCAGAGTTATTTTCATATTATCACCTCCTTGGTTCTCTTAAAGTGTACCACTTTTATTTGCCAATGTCAATACTTAAAGTGAACTTTTTGCAAAAAAGCATTGACATTGTGTAACTTTAAGTGTATATTATGATTAGAGGTGAAAATAATGGATGAATACGATAAGAAAGTTTTTGCTGAAAATCTTAACAGATTGATGGAAGAACACAATGTCAGTCAAACTGATATTAAAAATATATTAGGCGTTTCAAAATCCACCGTTTCCGCATGGTGTAATGGAATAAAGATTCCTCGGATGGATAAAATTGAGACATTAGCAAAATTCTTTAACTGCCGTAAGTCTGACTTAATAGAGGATAAACCGAAAGAAAGTGAAACGAAAAGTACAGACAAAGAATTAAAAGTTGCCCTATTCGGCGGTGACGGTGAAGTTACAGACGAGATGTGGGATGAAGTGAAAAAATTTGCACAGTACATAAAATCGACCTATGGCAATAAAGAGGATTGATTTTTATTCAAAATGTGTTTTAATAAAAGCAAAGGCAAAAATTTATAAGAAGTGATTTGGATTGATAAAAAAAGAGTTATTTCAAAAGGCAGAAGAAAACAATATAAAAATCATGTACTTTCCTTTACATACCGTTAAATCTTCCTCCGTACAGTACGGTGATGATTATTACATAGGAATGAATACTACGGAACTTGATACCGATGCGCTGCGAAATACAAGTCTTGCACATGAATTGGGGCATTGTATGACGGGCGCTTTTTATAACCCCCGGTCTCCCCTGAGCGTAATTGGAAAGGCAGAATATAAGGCAAACAAGTGGGCAATCAAGGAACTGATAGACAAAGATGAACTTATGCGCCTGCTGAAAGAGCAGTACCGTGTTGACGAAATCGCAGAATATTTTGACGTTACCGAAGATTTTATACGTCTTGCATATGACTATTATTTTGTAAAGCAAGTTCATTAAAACTGCATACAACAAGTAAACTTCTGGAAAAGAGGACAAAACAAATGGGGTGTTTAATTAAACTATTATTGTTACCTTTTTACCTTGTATATGGAATGTGCGTATTTATTGTCGAAATTGTTAAAGCGATATTCAAGTCGATAGATAATCACGATAAAAACAACTTTACCCCTGTACCGCCTGTGCCAAGTGGGATACCAAGTATGATAACAGACGGACATGAATACGAATATTTTGTTGCTGAATACCTAAGACGAACAGGTTATAGCCAAGTTACAGTTACAAGAGGTTCCAATGATTACGGGATTGATGTATTGGCAACAAAGGACGGAATTAGATATGCCGTTCAATGCAAATATTACTCATCTCCTGTCAATTTAAAAGCTGTTCAAGAAGCAGTGGCAGGCGCTCCATACTATGGTTGTAGCGTGGCTATGGTGGTGACGAACAATACTTTTACGAAATCAGCTGTTACACTCGCCAATGCAAACGGAGTAATACTTTTGCCAAATGTAAACCGTTTGCCGCAAATCATTTACGAGCAAAAGCCGGAGATCATTAATGAACAAAAGCCGAAAAAAATTAACAAACAAAAATGGATCATAATTGCTGTTTTTTATTTTATTTCAATCTTTTTTTTCATTGCTTTTTATAACGATGGAACTTTTAGTTTCATAGGATTAGCAACACTTACTTTAGCAATTCTTATTATAATTGATCTGGTAAAGTACAGAAAACATCAGTAAACACTCCATAAAAACGAAAAGGAGCACAAAAGGATGCCGAAAACGAAAAGCCGTGGAAACGGCGAAGGAACGATTTATTACTCTGAAACACATAAATTGTGGGTAAGTCAGATAACTCTTAATAACGGCAAAAGAAAAACTGTTTACGGAAAGACCCGCAAAGCGGTTAAAGATAAAATGCTCAAAATTCAAAACGATATTGCTCTCGGCCGCCTTGCAGACCAATCTCATAAAACAGTTGCCGAACTTTTAAAAAATCTTATTGATGAAGATCGGGCATTAAATGTTTTGAATGACAATTCGTATTTAAGAAAAAAAGAAACACTTAAACGTATAGAACAAAAAGATATCGGTAGTATGGAAATTCAAAAAGTAACAGAATCCGACGTGCTTTCATTTTTGAAAACCATAACTGACTCCTCCGATTCGGTCATCAGCAAAATATTTGCCCTGCTAAACCGCTGCTTTAAAGAAGCAGTCCGAAAAGAAATTATTATTAAAAATCCTATGGACGGTGTTCGCAAACCAAAGTCAACAAAGAAGAATGTAAAAGTGCGTGCGCTTACTGTCAGCGAGCAAAAAGCGTTGATAAATATATTGTCTGAGAAAAACATTAATTATAAAGAGCAGCTTTTACTAATGCTGTACACGGGTATGAGAATGGGCGAGATAAACGCTTTGGACGTCAAGGACGTAAATTTGACTTTCAAGACAATAACCGTGCGCCGTAGCGTTACAAGAGACAGCAATGAGCACACGGTGATAGGAGAAACAACGAAGACATACGCAGGAATGCGGACAATACCGCTCTCAAAGCCTGCAGTTGACCTTTTGGCAGATTACTTGAAAACTTATGCTCCGAACTCTGAAAACCTGCTATTTTACGATTACAGGGCACGAAAAGTAATAACTACGAGCCAAGTCAACATGACGCTTTGCCGGGTATTAAAAAAATACAGTATTATTGACGACACCGTTGCCGGAAAGGTATCCTTGCACAGTCTCCGACACACATACGCCACAAGGTGTATAGAAAGCGGAATGCCTGCTAAAGTGTTGCAAATGCTCCTTGGACATACGGATATAAAAACCACTCTGAATACATATTGCGATGCTTTCGATAGCTTTAAACAGGAGCATATTGCAAATGCCACAGAATACCTTGAAAGAAACGGTTTAATATGCTGA